ACGCTACTGCACAAGAAGTTTCCCGGGGGGCACTTGACGATCACCGGAGCGAACAGTCCGGCGTCTCTCGCAAGCAGGCCCATTCGCGTAGTCCTGGGTGATGAGATCGACCGGTACCCTGTGTCTGCCGGGTCGGAAGGTGACCCCCTTTCCCTCGCCAAGAAGCGGACCACGACCTTTGCGAACCGAAAGATCATCCTGACATCGACGCCGACCACCAAGGGCGCGTCTCGCATCGAGATGGCCTGGGACGAGAGCGACCAGCGGTTCTACATGGTGCCCTGCCCGCACTGTGGCGAGCATCAGCGTCTTGTTTGGTCGAACGTCCAGTGGCAGAAGGATGACGAGGGCGTGTGGGACGGGGAGGACCCCGTCTACATCTGCCAGGAGTGCGGGTCCGCAATCGGTGAGGCCGACAAGATCCAGATGCTCCGCGCCGGCCAGTGGGAGGCGAGCAGGCAGTCCGACGGCGTAGCGGGGTTCCACCTGTCGGAGCTGTACTCGCCGTGGAAGACGTGGCGCGAGGTCGTGGCCGACTGGTACGAGGCGCAGAAGGACACCGAGCTGCTGCGGGTGTTCGTGAACACCAGCCTCGGCGAGACGTTCGAGGAGTCCGGCGAGCGTGTTGACGGCACGGGCCTGATGGCACGGCGCGAGCAGTACGCCGCCCAGGTGCCCGCCGGCGCCCTGGTGCTGGTCGCTGGCGTGGACGTTCAGGACGATCGCCTGGAAGCAACGGTGTGGGGCTACGGGCGGGACGATGAGACGTGGGCGATCACGCACCGCGTCATGTACGGCGACCCTGCTGACGATGAGGTATGGGCCGACCTCGATGCGCTGATCTTTGCGGAGAGGTTCACGCATGAGAGCGGCCAAGCTATGCGGATCGCCGGAACCTGTATTGACAGTGGCGGACATCATACTCAGCGGGTCTATGGATACTGCCACGACCCCAAGCGCAAGCGAGCCAGAATTTTCGCCATCAAGGGATATGCTGGCTTTGGCCGTCGCGCTGTGGGAGCACCCAGCCGCGCTCGTTCTGGCCGGGACGGTCGTCCCGTGGACCTCTACACCCTCGGTGTTGACGAGCTTAAGCGCCTGGTTGCCGGACGGCTTCGACGACTGAAGGCTGGCCCCGGCTACGTCCACTTCCCCGTCAGTGACGAGTTCGAGGAAGACTACTTCCAGCAGCTTTCCGCCGAGGAGCTGCGGCGGAAGATCGTCTCTGGCGTTCCGACATTCTACTGGCACCAGCTGCGCGACCGCAACGAGGCGCTGGACTGCGCGGTGTACGCGCACGCCGCCCGCGTGCTGATCAATCCGAACTACGACGCCCTCGAGGCGAGGATCGGCGCCGGCGCCGGCGACGACGCGGCCCCGGAGGCTTCACTTAAGTCTCCGAGTCGTCCGGCGCGGCGCCCCCGTCGTGGCGGCTTCGTGAACGGGTGGAGGTAACAGATGGCGGCGGCGATCCCGACCACCGAGCCCACGGTCATCATCAGCGGTTCCACGGTCAAGTGGACGAAGTCGCTGTCTGACTACCCGGCGTCCACCTGGACGCTGTCGTACCAGTTCGTCAACGCGGCCGACGCCCAGGCGGTGACCTGCACGGCCGACGGCGAGGACCACCTGGCCACGATCACGGCCGCCCAGACTGGTGCGATGACCGCTGGCGACTGGTACTGGCAGGCCAAGGTCACCGACGGCAGCGAGGTCTACGCGGTCGGGACGGGGATGGTCACGGTCAAGGCGAACTTCGCCGTGGCCGGTGCGACGAGCTACGACGCCCGCAGTCACGTCAAGAAGGTGCTGGACGCCATCGAGGCCCTGCTCGAGGGCAAGGCCAGCGAGGACCAGGCATCCATGTCGATCGGCGACCGCTCGCTGTCGCGGTACAGCTTCAACGAGCTGATGGCGCTGCGGTCGCAGTACAGGAGCGAGTACGCCCGCGAGCAGCGCGAGGAGCGTATCGCCGCCGGATTGGGCCACGGCGGCAAGGTCCGTATCAGGTTCACGAACTGAGGTTGTGATGGGCTTCTTTGACCTGTTCAAGCGAGGCGGCAAGAGCGGGCCGATGGTCCGGCGGCCCGTCCACGTCAAGGTGAGCGGCCAGCGCGGGTTCGCCGGCGCGGAGAACGGCCGCCTGCTGAACGGCTGGAACTCCGTTCCGCAGACGCCGGACGAGGTGCTGCGGAACAACCTTTCGTCCCTGCGGGCGCGGTCCAGGGACAGCTTCCACAACAACGACTTCGTTCGCCGTTACATCTCCCTGGTCAGGGCCAACGTGGTCGGGCCGCGGGGGATCATCTTGCAGTCGCGGGTGAAGGATCTGGACGGAACCCCGGACTACTATGTGGACAACGCGATCGAGGAGGCGTGGGCCGACTGGTCGCGGCGCGAGAACTGCGACGCTACCGGCAAGCTCTCGTGGAAAGAGCTGCAGTGGCAGGCGATCACGTCCGCTGCGGTTGACGGCGAGGTGCTGGTGCGGCTGGTGCGCGGGCGGCAGGCGGGCAAGTACGGCCTGCAGGTCCAGCACCTTGACCCCGAGCTGCTGGACCCGTCCTACTTCGCCGAGGCCAAGGGCGGGAACCGCATCCGCATGGGCATCGAGTTCGACGCGATGATGCGCCCGGCAGCCTATCACCTGCGCGACTACGTCGGCGGCCAGTACTCCTATCTGGCGAACAACGGGCGGGAGTACATCAGGATCCCAGCCGGCGAGATGGTCCACGCCTTCATCCCCGACCAGGTCGGCCAGAGCCGCGGCTACCCGTGGATGTCCACGGCCATGCTGCGCCTTAAGATGCTGGACGGCTACTTCGAGGCGGCCATCACGGCGGCCCGTGCAGGCGCGGCCAAGATGGGCTTCATCACTTCGGCCGACGGCGCCAGCTATGTGGGCGACGACACCGACGCCGACGGGGCGACGATCAGCGAGATCGAGGCCGGTGTCATCGAGCAGCTGCAGGACGGCCAGGAGTTCCAGGCCTTCGACCCGAAGTACCCGCATGAGCAGTTCCCCGAGTTCGTCAAGTCCTGCCTGCGGTCGATCGCGGGCTCCCTGGGCGTCAGCTACAGCGGCCTATCCAACGACCTCGAGGGCGTGAACTACAGCAGCATCCGCACCGGCGTACTCGACGAGCGCGAGGAGTGGAAGTCAAAGCAGGAGTGGTTCATCGCCGCCTACTGCAGGCCCATCTACGAGGCCTGGCTGAAAATGGCGCTGACCACCGGCCAGCTGAAGGTCGCCGGCCAACCGCTGAAGGCCAGCCGTGAGGACAAGTACCGGCAAGTCTACTGGCAGGCCCGCCGCTGGTCGTGGGTCGATCCGGCTAAGGACATGGCCGCGAACATCGACGCGATCAACAACAACATCACGACGATCTCGGCGGTCATCCGGGACCAGGGCCACGACCCGGAGGACGTGTTTGTGGAGCGGGCGGCCGAGCGTGCCCGCCTCGAGGAGCTGGGGCTGAGTGTGGCCCAGGTGGTCCAGCAGGATGGAGCGAGCGATGGAACAGAACAGTGAACTGTTGAGGGCCTTGGCCGGCGGCCCGCTGCACCGAGCGGCGGCGCTTGACCAGGACAGGGCGATCGACGAGGAGGCGCGGACCGTCTGGTACGCCTTCAGCAGCGAGGAGCCCGTCCTGCGGTGGGACGGCTACGAGGTGCTGGACCACGCCCCCGAGAGTGTGCGGCTGGGCCGTCTGCAGGACGGCGCGGCCTTCTTGGTCAACCATGACACCAACGATCAGGTCGGGGTCATCGAGAGGGTGGAAATCGGCAGCGACCGCCGGGGGCGGGCGTTGGTGCGCTTTGGCAAGAGCGCACGGGCCGACGAAATCTTCCGCGATGTCGTCGACGGCGTGCGGCGGCACGCATCGTTCGGCTACTGGGTTCACGCCTTGGACAAGCAGGAGAGCCGCTCGGAAGGCGGGGACCCTGTTTACCGGGTGGTGGATTGGGAGCCGTTCGAGATCAGCAGCGTGGCCGTGCCCGCTGACGCCACGGTTGGCGTCGGCAGGAGCGCGGATCTGGATGAACCTGAGCTTCAGGAGGAAGCGACGATGGAGAACAAGACCCCCGAAGTGGATGTGCGTCAGGTCGAGGCCGGCGCCGTCCAGAAGGAGCGCGAGCGGGCGAACGAGATCCGTTCGATCGCCAAGTCCCACGGCCTGGACTCCCTGGCCGACAAGCACATCACCGACGGTACCACGGTGGACGAGTTCCGCATGGTGGCCCTCGAGGCCCTGGGCCAGGTCCGCAAGGTGGACGCCACGCCCGAGGTCGGCATGAGCGAGCGCGACATCCAGCGGTTCAGCTGGTTGAAGGCCGTCCGTGCCCTGGCCAACCCGAACGACCGCCGCGCCCAGGACGAGGCGGCCTTCGAGCTTGAGTGCAGCCGTGCGGCCGAGAAGGCCACCGGCCGCGCCGCGCAGGGCCTCATGGTCCCGCACGACGTTCTGGTCGGCTCGCAGCGTGACCTGGTCGTCGGCACGGCCGCCAGTGGCGGCTACCTGAAGGGCACCGACCACATGGCGTCGGCCTTCATCGACGTGCTGCGGAACAAGTCCATGTGCGTGCAGATGGGCGCGACCCAGATGAACGGTCTGGTGGGCGACGTGGCGATTCCGAAGCGGACCGCCGGCGCGACGGCCTACTGGCTGTCCACCGAGGCCACGGCCATCACCGAGGGCGCGAACACCTTCGGCCAGGTCAGCCTGAGCCCGAAGATCGTCGGCGCCTACGTCGATATCAGCTACAAGCTGTCGAAGCAGTCGTCGCCGGACGCCGACATGCTGGTCCAGAACGACATCGCGGCCTCGCTGGCCACGGCGATCGACCTGGCCGCCCTGCATGGTGGCGGCTCGGAGGAGCCCACCGGCCTGGCCTCGGTCAGCGGCATCGGCTCGGTGGCCGGCGGCACGAACGGCCTGGCCCCGACCTACGCCCACATCCTCGAGCTGGAGCAGGACGTGGCCGTGGCCAACGCCGACATCGGCAGCCTTGGCTACCTGACCAACCCCAAGGTCCGCTACAAGCTGAAGCAGACCTACACCAACGCCACCTACGGCGACAAGCCGATCTGGATGGGCGGCGTCAACGGCATGGGCGAGGTCAACGGGTACAAGGCCGGCTGCACCAACCAGGTCAGCTCGGCCCTGACCAAGGGCACGTCCTCGGGCGTGTGTTCCGCGATCTTCTTCGGTAATTGGGCCGACCTGATCCTGGCCACCTGGGGCGGCCTGGATCTGATCGTGGATCCCTACAGCCTGTCGAACTACGGCATCCTGCGGATCGTCGGTCTGCAGGCCGTGGACGTGAACGTCCGCCACGCTGGCTCGTTCAGCGTGATGCTCGACGCCCTGACGGCCTAGTGCTGTCGGTTGACACGGTGGGGGCGCTCGTTCCTGGGCGCCTCCACCGGGAAGGTGAACATATGAAGATCAAGGTGATCAGCGGAGTGATTCTGGACGGCAAGCCGCGGGTGGCCGGGGACATCCTGGACGTGCCCGCGGGCAAGGCCTACGAGGCCATCGCGCTCGGCCGCGCCGTGCCCTACGTCGAGGACGTGGAGCCCGTGGGCGAGGTTGAGGACGAGGACGAGAAGCCGAAACGCCGCGGGCGCCCGAGGAAGTCGTGACCCACTGGTCTGACGGCAACGACCTGTCGATCCTTAAGGCCTTCGGCCAGCAGGTGTCGTTTGTGAGCGACGTGGATACGGTCACGGCGTATGGGCTGTACGAGCGCCAGTTCGTTGAGTACGCAGGGGTCGAGGGGTACAAGCCGACGATTAGCTGCAGAACTAGCGACGTGGCCGACGTGGTGCGGTCGTGGACGGTGGAGATCGACAGCTTGGACTACACGGTTGTCGGCAAGCAGGACGGCGGCACCGGCCTGACGGTGTTCATCCTCGAGCCGTCTGCCGGTTCGGCCGCTGACAGCGACGGCGGCGACGGGTTCGGCGGCAGCAAGTGGGATCTGGACTCATGAACATGAGGATCGAGCTGTCCTACAAGGCGACGAAGCGGATGCTCAAGTCCGTCGGTGGCCGCGACATCCCCGACGCCCGGCGGGCCGCGCTGAACAGGGCGGCGACGGCTGGGCGCACGGCTGGCCTAAGAGTGGCCGCGCCGGCCGCTGGCATGACGCAGAAGTCCATCCGCCGCAAGTTCAAGATCGCCAAGTCGAAGGGCCGGGAAGGCTGGAAGGCGAGCAGCGCGGCGGTCTACTTCAACAAGGTCTGGCGCGGCAACGCTGGCCTCCTGGACGTGAATGAGGTCGGCCGTGGCATTTCGGTCGCGGGTGGTCCAGTCGCCGATGGCGCCTTCGGCTACTTCCGCCGCAGCAAGACCTACATCTACAAGCGGGTCGGCCGGGACAGGTATCCGATCACCCAGGCCAAGTTCGAGATCGGCGACGTGCTGGACGGGGCCGTCAGGGCCGCGGTGCGGTTCCGCGCCAACCAGGTGTTCAAGGAGCGTTTCCCGCACGAACTGGACTACCGGCTCAAGAAGCGGGCGGGGGTGATCTGATGGCGCACGCGAGGACCAGCATCAGGACCGCAATCGCCAACGCCGTCACTGGCCTGACGACGACGGGCGCCAACGTGTTCATGAACCCGATGTACCTGATTTCGACATTTGAGCTGCCCGCCCTGCGTGTGTTCGTCGGCCGCGATTCCGAGGTCGTCAACGGCGACCAGGCCCAGATGGGCAACATCACATGGCGCGAGCTGTCCGTGACGGTCGAGGCCGTGGCGCGGACGAGCGCAACCGATACGACGGTCGCGGATGTTCTTGACAACATCTGCGCCGAGGTCGAAACGGCGATCATGGGCGATTCCGCGCTGGCCGCCCTGGTCGTCGATGTGCAGCTGGCCAGCACGACGATACAAACTGACGACGAGGCCGAGGAGCCAACGGGCGTGGCCACGATGGACTGGCGAGTCGTCTACAGAACGGACGGCACGGCCCCGACGGTCGTGGCCTAACCACGGAGGAAGAAGAAAATGGCGGCTACTCACGGACGCAGCGGCGTCATCCAGATCAGCGCGGTCGGTGTCGGTCAGCTCACCAGCTGGTCGATCTCCGAGACTGTGGACGAGGTCGATGCGACCCCGATGGCCGCCTCGGCCAAGGTGTACCTCGCCGGCCTGAGCGACGGCACGGTGTCGGTGGACTGCTTCTGGGACGCGTCGGACGCGGGCCAGGAGGACATCCGGGACGCCCTGGCTGCCGGATCGTCGATCACGGTGAACATCTACCCGAGCGGCAGCACCAGTGCGGGGGCCTACCGCTACACCGGGACCGTCACGATCACGCAATGCGAGGTGACCGGCGACGTGGGCGGGGCCATCACGACCAAGTTCACCGGCCGGGGCACCATGACCCTCGGGACGGTGTCCTAGTGGCGCTGATCCCTGACCTCCCGATGCTGTCGGTGGATGCGGACTTTGGCGAGGGCCAGGTCCGCGTCCACTGGCGTCGCATGAGCCTGTCCGATTGGGACGCAATCGAACAGGCTGAGAAGCGGAGCAACGCGGCCAAGGCGGCTGAAATCGTGTTCGTGCGGGCACGCACGGAGGCTGGCCTGCGAATGTTCAACAGCCAGGCCGACCGCGAGAAGATCATGAACCGGTACGACTCGGCCGAGGTCATCCGCGTCGCGGTCGAGATGATGAACGGCGACGAGGGAAACTGACGATGGACGACGCCATGATGGAACGCTACGCGATCGCGCACCGGCTGGGGCTGACGGTCGAGCAGTTGAGCCAGATGGCGTTGTCCGAGTTCGTGGGATGGCGCGAGTACTTCAGGCGGGTGGAGGGCCACCGTGGCCGGTAACGAAGTCAAAGTCAGGATCAAGGGCGAGGACCAATTCTCGCGGACATTCGACAAGGCCCAGGCTGGCCTCGGTCGGGTGGACAAGGCCGCCAAGTCTACCGCGACCGCCTTCAACGTCCTGAAGATGGCTCTCGGCCCGGTTGCCATCGCCCTCGGCGGGATGCAGTTCGGTCGCATGGCTGCCGATGTCCTCGAGGCAGGGGACCAGATCGGCAAGCTGTCGGCGCGGCTGGGCGTCAGCGCCGAGGCCCTGTCCGAGTACCGCTTCGTGGCCGAGCGGTCGGGCGTCCAGTTCAACGCCCTGACCAAGTCTTGGCAGCGGTTCGCCGTGGGCATCGGTGACGCCGTCAACGGCACCGGCGAGGCCAAGGACGCGCTGATCGCCCTGGGCATCGACGCGCAGAAGTTGGCCGAGCTGCCCCTTGATCGCCAGTTCGAGGCCGTGGCCGACGCTATGGGCAGGGTCACGAACGAGACGGAGCGCACGACCATCGCGGCCAAGCTGTTCGGTCAGCGCGGCATCGAGCTGCTGCAGGTGATGGAGAACGGCGCGGCCGGTATCCGCGAGATGCGGCAGGAAGCGGTCGAGGCAGGGCTGTCCATGTCTGGCGAGGCGGCCGACGCCGCCGAGGCCTACGCGGACGCCGTGACCAACCTCAAGGCCTCGTTCAAGGGGTTCAGCGAGACGCTTGTGCTTGATGCGGCACCGGCCCTGACGGAGCTGGTCGAGTCCCTTAAAGAGGGACAGGACGGATTCAGGGACTTCGTCGATGAGGTCAACTCCCAAGAGAGTGGCTGGCAGAAGTTCGTCAAGCTCGTCGGCCTGGACAGGACCACAGGCTGGGACCTGTTCAACAAGGCCACCGGGCAGGCCGGCGACAACATCGACCGCCTGCTTTCCCTCGGCTACGAGATGACCAACCTGGACTTCGGCGGGCAGGCCGCCGGGGCACTTGACCAAGCCGCCGACGCAGCCGTGCGACTTGAGCGTTCGATCACCCCGGCCGCTGTCGCGGCCAAGGACTTCTCCGACGCCTTCGACCTTGGCGACGAGGTGGCCAGCCTGATCGACCTCGGCGACACGTTCAGCGACCAGGCCAAGCTGTGGGGCGCATCCTGGGCCGAGACGTTCGCAACCGCGGCCAGCTCTGCCAACCAGATGGAACAGGCCCTCGGCAGTGCTGCCCGCGGCGCGGCTACGTCCATCGCCAACTCGATCGGCGGGGCCATCATCGACACCAAGCGCCAGCTGATCGACCTGGCATCGGTTGGGCGCTCCGTGTTCGGCTCCCTGCTCGGCGCCCTGGTCAAGATGGGCCTCAAGGCCGGCCTGTCGTCCCTGGGTCCCGGCGGGACCGTGTTGGCCGGCTTCCTGGCCGATGGCGGCCCGGCGCTGCCGGGAAGGGCCTACGTCGTGGGCGAGCGCGGCCCCGAGCTGTTCGTGCCCAACCAGGCCGGGACAGTCGTGTCCAACGAGGCCGTCGCCGCCGGCGCCGGAACCTACAACATCAGCATCAACGCCGGCGGCGGGGGCATCTTCGTGGACGCCATCGCCCGCAGGCGGGCAGCCGAAGCCCTGGTCGATGAGATCGAGCGGGTCCAAAGCTACAGAGGGGCGAGGAAGTAATGGGCAGTCCTGCGTTCCAGATCCCCGGATCGCGGTTCGCCACGGCAACCTTCGGGTCCACGGCGTTCGGCACCACGGCGTTCGGCGGATCGTCCTACGTCGCCTACGAGCTGCCGACCTACCACTTCGGGTCCGACGACCTGACCGAGGACTACCATAAGGTGGCCGGCGAGATCGTCCACACGCGGTTCGGCCTGCCGGTGTCGGTCAGGGCGTACACGACGACCAGGCGGTGGCGCGTCCAGATCAACGTGATGAACGAGGCCGAGATCGACGACCTTCTGACCTACTTCGAGGCCCGCACCTTCAACCTTCTGCCGTCCGGTGACCCGGCGGTGTACGTCTACGTCCGCTGGGTTGGAACCGAGTTCCGGCCGGTGCCCGTCAAGGGCGGCCTGTTCTCGCTGTCCTTCGAGATCGAGGAGATCCTGCAATGAGTTTCAGTTACGAGGAGTTTCTGGGCCTGTCTCTCCCGAGTGACGGCGACACGGACCACGGCGAGGAGCTGCG